GTGAGCGGGCGAAGGGACGGCATGAACACGGGCATTCAGACGTACCGGCGGTCGGACGGGTACTGGGTGGCTCGCATCGAGGCCGGCTGGACACCACGTGGCACGAGACTTCGGCCGTCGGCTGTCGCGCGCACCGAGGCTGAGGCGAAGCGACGGGCACGTGAGCTCCTGCGCAAGTACCGCGAGGGCGGGCAACAAGCGCTTGCCGGCCGCAACGTCACCGTCGCCGCCTGGGCGGCGCGCTGGGAGAAGATCCACTTCGGTAGCCTCAAGCCCCGGGTCCGAGAGGACTACGAGAGCAAGCTCCGCCTCTGGATCATCCCCACCATCGGGCGGCGCAAGCTCAGCGAGCTCAACCCCGGTGACATCCGCCGCGTCGCCGATGCGATCGCCCAGGCGCGCCTGTCCACCACCAGCGCCAAGAACGCGCACCGCGTCCTCAAGAACATGCTGCGTGCCGCCAAGCGCGAAGGACTCTACGTCCCCGACGCCGCCCTCCTGACCCAGTCACCCAAGGCCGCGAAATCCACGCGCACCGCCATCGCCCCCGAAGAACTCGCCGCCATCCTCGAAGTCGTCCAGGCCCAGCCCGACCGCTCCCGCTGGCTCACCGCCCTCAGCTACGGACTCCGCCAGGGTGAGACCCTCGGACTCACCTGGGGATGTGTCGACCTCGAGCACGGCCACCTCCGCATCGACTGGGAACTCCAGCGCATCAAGTACGCCGACAGGAAGGCCGGAACCTTCGACATTCCCGACCACGTGCGCGCCCGCCAGCTCTACGGCGGACTCCACCTCATGGAGGTCAAGACCGACGCCACCGAACGCGAGCTCCCCCTCATCGACGACCTCGCCGACGAACTCCGCGCATGGCGCAAGATCGCACCCTCCAGTCCCCATGACCTCGTCTGGCCCCGGGACAACGGGCACCCACGCAACTCCATCTACGACCGGCGCGAGTGGTACGAGATCCAAGCCCGGGCAGGCGTCGTCAGCCCCGACGGTGATCCCTACGAGCTCCACGAGATCCGCCACACCGTCGTCTCCGTCCTCGACGCCCTCAAGGTCCCCGAAGCGACGCGCATCGCCATCGTCGGCCACGCCTCCGCCGGGTCCTCCCAGCCCTACCTCCACACATCCGACCCACAGATGGTCGCCGCCCTCGAAGCCGCTGCCACTACCCTCGGACTCGGAAAGAAGTTGGGTCACGGGAAGGCACAGGCATCATGAGCGACCATCAGTGGGACATCGTCATGACCGGCGCCGAACTCGCCGCCACCCGCACCTGGCTCGGCGTCACGAGAGCATGGCTCGGGCAGTACCTCGGCCAGAGCGACAACGACATCTCCCGCATGGAACGCGGTAAGGACGTCGTCACCTACCGCCAAGCAGAAGCGATCGACAAGCTCGTGCAGATCACCCTCGCGGCCGAGACGCAGCTGGCGGAACGTCTCACCCAGGACGAGAGTCCCACACTCACCGTCTGGCGCAGTGACGCCGACGCCGGGCGAGACCCCGAAGCCCGACGGCTCCCCGCCGGATGGTGGCTCGCCACCGCTGGACGCCTCCAGCGCCAGATCCGCGACCTGGCAGTCGAGTACAGCGAGAAGTGACCCGCGAGCGCGCTGGTGCGCATGTCGGCACCTACGCTCTCGGCATGGATGACGAAACGGTGACCCTGCACCTGACGAAGGCGGAAGCGTTCGCCCTGTCGGTGGCGCTGCGGATGTCGGGCGTCCTGCTCGTGTCACGCAAGCACTCCCTGGAGGCGGTGGAAGAAGAGTTCCCGGCGAAGCTGGGGGTGTCGGCCTACATGGCCCGGCGTGTGCTCTCGGCCCAGGGGCCCGAGCTCATGGAGAAGCTACGGCAGGCGGGCGGGGGCCTGTGAGCGATGCGGATCCCGAGCGGTGCCCGGAGTGTGGTGGGATTGAGCTGTGTCTGCGGTGTGCGCGTCACGGATGGAATGAACGTTGCCCGGACTCACCAGACACACTTGTCGCCCGCAGCGAGCCGCTATAGTCGTTGACGTGCGACAACGACGTCGAATCGGCTCGCACCTGTTCCCCTCGGCCGCCGCCTCGGCCGGGGGGAACAGTCATCTCACGAGTCCCGGCGTGTCGACCGGACCGTGGCCGTAGCCTCAACGGGTGGGTCGGTGTTGAGCTTGCTCCTGACCCGCAGGCTCCCCCAGGTCAGTCACAAGGCCAGGGGAGTCTGCGTAGAAGGGCGCCACGGCGACGGGTCGCCCACGCCTCCATCCGCCGCAACGCATCATCTCGTCTTGCCAACTATCTCGACGAAGCACCCCACACATGAAGAAGCCGCCCCGCCTGGACTGATCCAAGCTGGGCGGCTGTCAAGAGAACTCACTCTTCAAACAATGGCTGGTCCGTTGGGGTCTCTGAGATGAAGTGCCAAGAGGTCTTGCTGCGCAAACCCACGCTGTCGACTTCGTTCTTCTCTTCAACTGAGAGCACGACCCACTCGCCGACGCGCCGCATGAACCTGCCCATCTCTTCCGGAGCGACCTTGACGGTCTTTCGGTGCCTCCCCGCGGGAAGCGCATCAACCAACGCGATCGAACCACTGAGGTCGACAGCGCCGATGTAGCCGTCGACAGTCGCAGGCTGTTCCCTTTCCAACCGACGAAACATGGATCGAGCGTGTCCTCGGGCCCGCGAGGTTACTTCGGATGTCCGCACACTTCCACTGGATCCGTACCACGTAACCCCCATGTCGAGATCACATTGGTCCAGCCCGTCCATTACCGCACGCGTGGCCTTTAACAACTTGCGTGCAGTTCCAAACTTCGCCGCGATCTCCCCAAGTGGAGCTTCTTCTTCAAGAAGGCTGTTGAGCTGAGCGATCTTCTCTACTGCGAGATCCAAGGAGCTGAGCGATATGAGCCTTCCATCTTCATGCTCAGCTCTAGCTCGCGGCTCGAAGTGAAGGATTACGCTGCCCTCGCTTACCCCAACGAGCCCAAGTTCCAGACTCTCCTGTGGTCTATCGAGAGCGACAGCGAACTGACGACACAGCGGTGCTGCAACTCTCTCCTGGACCCTCTCAGGAACCCATCCGGGCACCCCTTCGTCGGTCGTGCTACGCAATCGAACGTTGAGTCGCGAACGGATTGCCAAAGTCGGATCGGCGCTGAGCGCAGCCTCGTATGCCGAAGCGTCGAGGATGTCGGCAATGTCGCCATTCGGTTCGTCGTATTGTGCGAAGAAGCGCTTCGCTCGCTCTGAGAGCTCTGGACGCGCCCTCGACTCGTCACTGGTGGTCATAGGATCACCTCCAAGTAGCCACGCTCAGGGTAGGGCGGAGACGGTTCCGGCGCCCGTTCTGGACCAGGCGGGCGGACCCTCTGCCACCAAGCATCCAGTGCACCTCGTGCACACAATGAGTCACGTTCGGATTGGCTACATGTCGCGGGGAACAGGCTGGAGCGCACAGGGGTCCACTTGTATGGGAAGACCTCAACGTGGAACATCGACCTAACTCCATCACGATGTCTCACGAGCTTCTTCATGTCTCCATGACCGGGGCGTCCCTTCGTCGCTTCCATGACCTTCACGTCTAGCACGGGGGTGCAATCGAGGTCGCTTGGGTCGATCTTGGCGCTGATGAACGATCCCGCCAGCCACACTCCGAGGAGCGCCCGGCCTGGAGCGGCGGTAGATTCCTCGGCAGCCCTCCAAGCTCCGATGTACTCCAGGAACCCGCCCCAGATGGTCCTTCGTGTAGCCGAACCGCCGAACGTGGCATTCGCAACAAAGCGGTCCTCAACCTCATCCAGTGTTGTGAGAAATCGACCCGGAGGAAGCATGCCTGCGGCATCCAGCACAGGGATAGACATTGGTCGTTTCCGGCTCTCACTAGTGGGTCCTCAACGCAGCCCAGAGTAACTGACCCCGAACAAGCTCGATGTCGGTTTCGTACCCACGGACTCGCGATAGATGTGACGAGACTGCCCCCGGCCCACCCGTGAAGGTGAGCCGGGGGCGGCTTGGCTTGAGGTGTCAGCGGAGCTTGCGGATCTCCTCGCGGATGTCCTTGTGCTCCTGGTCCGCGTGGCGGTCGAGCTCGTCGAGGCGTTTGCCGACCTCGCGGCGGTCCTCGGCTTCGTTGGCGAGCTGGTCCTTGATCTCACCTACCTGGTGGCCCAGGGAGCGGCGCCACTCCCGGTGCTCGTCTCGGTCGTGGGCCTGGTCCTTGGCGAGGCGTGCTTGGGACTGCTCCACGCGGCGCAGCGCGTCTTTCATGGAGCCGCCGTGGTTCGGGGTGACCTCGTGGACGACCCGGTCGAGCCTGGTGGTGAGCTGGTCGAAGCGGTCGGTGATGCCTCCGGCGATCTCCTCCAGGGATGCGCGGGACTCCGAGGCCCGGGCTTCCGCTTCGGCTGCTCGCGCCTCGGCCTCGACTTTGCGGGCCGTGGCCTTCGTGAGATCCTCTTCCGCCCTGGTCTTGCCGCGACCCCACCGGTAGGAGGCGACCCCGACCACTGCGGTGATGAGGACCGCGAGCGCGCCGGTGAGGCCGACTAGGTCGTCCAGGTTCATGCCTGAGGTGCCTCTCCCTCGCCCTGGGAGGTGGCCTCGACGTTGGGTACGGCGGTCACGCCGCCCGCATCCGTGACAGTCAGCGCCGGAGGCGTGACGGAGGGCGTCTCGTCCGTGACAGTGCTGGCACCCCCAACGACGCGAGTCTCTCCGCCGGGGGTGACGCGCCCGATCCAGTCGATGACGCCGAGCTTCTTCAGGAGGGCGAATGCTGCGGTGGCGGTGGCGATGATGACCGAGGCCTGACTCCACACGAGCTGGGCGGTCAGGGGGTAGGCACCAGCCCACCACAGGGCCAGGGACAAGACGATGCCCGCGATGATCACGAGGGCGAGACGGCGGCTCCTGGTCCATGTGGGCCGGTCGAGGGCGGCCTGGATGGTGGGCCAGATCAGGCCGACGATGACGGCCCACCCGAGCGGGTCGAACGAGAGGTCAAGCTGGGGAAGCATGCGTGTGCTCCTTTCAGAGCGGTTGGTTGGCGAGCGCCTCGGCCAGGAGGGTCAAGACGTGGAGGAGGCGGGTGAGCTGGATCGTGATGATCACGCCCCACGTGAGGGCTCCCACCGCCACGCCCGCCACGACAGCGGCCAGGGTGACGGTGAGAGCCTCACGGGCTGGGTCAGAATCCAAGGCCCGCATTGAGGTCCTTCTGGATCCGCATGACGCACTGGCTGTACTCGTCGATCCGCCCGTCGACCGGAGTGCCCTTGTGGTCCTGGATGTGGCGGATCGTGTCGGGGCCGATGAGACGGTCAGGCGGGGCTCCAACCTTGCGCTGGATGGCCTCGATGAGCTGGGACCCCTCGGCATCCTCGGAGTTCACCCACTCCCAGCCGGTGCCCAGGCCCGGATTGCGGGACTCCCAGTAGACGTCCTGGCTGGAGACGATCTTGTCTGCGGGCGTCCCCAGGGCGATCTGCAGCCAGTAGCTCGTCTCCTCGCCCCACCAGCCGTCAACCTTGAGGTTGGGGGCCGAGGTTGCGGAGTTTGTGGTGGGAGATCCGTCGTAGTAGGGGCGGATCACGTAGCGCACGTCATCCCAGTCGCGGGTGCGGCGGTACACGCCATTGCCTGCTGACTGGCTGCCAGCGTTGCCCGAGGACGTGTTGCCCTCAATGGCGATGACGACCGAATCGCTGGACGGGTCCAGGCACAGGCCCGTGTGGTCGGTTGCCATGGTCCCGTAGTTCCAGTCATAGATCAGGACGTCGCCAACCTGCGTGTCGTTCTTGTCGACGAGGCGGTTCTCCCGCCGCGCGGCGGCCACGGCGGCGTCCGTGTTGAACTGGGGGCCACCCGGCATCCGTCCGCCAGACTTGTAAACCCACATGCTGACGGCGGCCATGCACCACCAGATCCGCGTGGATGGGCCCCGCAGCCACGGTTGGTTGAGCTTGTCGGCGAGCCAACGTCCGGCCGCCGAGCCGGGCTCTGGGTCGTCGGGAGCGTAGTACCCGATGTCAGCTGCTGCGATGTCAAGTGCTGCCTGTGCGGTCATGATGCGTCCTCCTCGGGGACTGGTGGGCATGAGAAACGCCCCTGCCGTGTGGCGAGGGGCGTGGGGTTCGAGAGTGAGGTCAGGCCATGGTGATGGGGTCCGCCGTCACGACGAGTCGCACCCACTTGTCATCAACAGACACGCGAAGACTCCCACCACCACTAAAGCCGATCACGCCCACCTCGATGTCCGGCGCGACGCCAGCAGGAACCTTGCCGGTGTTGATTGCGAACTGCGAGTTACCGCCCGCCCAGAACTGCGCAGCAACATGATCGTCACCGATACGCATATCGACGCCGAGACTGCCCGTCGCGACACCCCAGACGAGGCCGTGCGCGGTGACCATCCTGTCGTACGGGCGCACAGGAAGAGTGGACTTCAGAATGCCCTTGAACTCGCCGTTCCCGACCGAGACCGTGGCACCAGACCCGATCGCCTGCTCCACGAACTCCTTCTCATTCCACGGCTTAAGGACCCAGGTGGTGTGATTCTTCGTTCCGTCGGCCTTGTAGAAGATGCCATTGACGTCGAAGTAGGCGGGGTGGTCGGTCGTGGGGGCCGCTCCGGCGGTCTCCCACTGGGTGAGGGCAACGCGAGCGCTTGCGACGCTGGAGGCGTGGGTGATGATGCCAGCAGTGTCAACCGCGACGACCCACGCGTCGAGCAGGTCATCTCCCGCGCTGGGAATTACGACGCCCTTCCTGTGCTGCGTGCTCACTGGTCCTCCTCAAGAGTTGTGAGTGCGGCGCGTATGGCGTCGCACGTTCCGCCTGCTGCGAGATAATCTCGGGCAGCTGGGATGATCCTGGTATTGATGGTGTCGGCCAGAAGTTGGCGGCGTGACTGCTCGGCCGCATAGACGCTGGCCTGGTCTGCCAGGTCGGTGTCGCTTATCTCTCGTATCTGCTGTTCATCCATGGCAACTTCTCTTTCACGTGATGGGGGAGACGGATACCCATAGACTCTTGATTGGCTTCGAGATGAGCGCTCCCATGCTGTAGCACCAGTAGAACGGGGCGATCCAGTACTTCTGTCCGGGAGTGAGGCCCGTGACAACTTCGCTGCCGTTCATGAGCTGTCCGACCCCCCCGATATGCCGCGCGCATTCAGCCCTGCCTCTCCCGCCGACGATGGTCTTCATCGTGTCACCGCGCCCGTAGGACGTGGGGTCAGATGTGTAGATGCCCCACTGGACGGACGCGCCGATCTGGTAGGTGGGCGCACTGCCGATGTCAACTCCGCCCTGGATCATGACCTTTCCTGTGGGCGTGGTGAACGAGCCGACGGCACCGATGTCCTTGGACACGTAGGCGCCATCGGCGGTGCGGAAGAAGTAGGGCCCCCACCATGGGGTTGTTCCTGCCCCGGCCTCCCAGAATTTCATGTCGAACGTGTCAGTGATCGACCAGCTCATTGTGTTCGCGGCTAGGAGCGAGATATCAACCATTCCGCCGCTGATCTGATTCACGACACGCACGCCGGTCTTGTCCGTAGCCAGGACCTGCTTGCCTGTCCCGTCGTAGAACTCCATGTAGGGGCCAGTTGGGTCCACTCCGAGGACTGCGCTGCCGTTTTCACTGTTGTTGGGTGTAGTGATCTGCACCCCATAGGTGTCACCCACACCGACCTGCCCGGACAGGGGCCCGATACGCACCATGGGAAGCGAGCCGCCGCCCGCCTCAAACAGGCCGCCACGGATGATGATGCCCGTGATTACGTTGGCCAGGAGGTCCTCGGTGATGGTGGCGTTGCCTGCGATGAGCATGCCGGTGGTGACCTTCGCGAAGCTCGCGAGCTTGGCCCACAGTTCGTTGCTGGCCTTGATGTTGGCCGCAAGCACACCGTCAGGGCCGATCTCGGTCGTGCCGACGCTGCCGGGGACGAGGATCCGCCCTGCCATCCACAGGTAGTCCACCCACCCGCTGGTGCCCGTCTTGGAGGCGCGCTTCATGCCGATCATGCGGCCGGAGGCGTCCAGGGGGAACCACAACTGACCCACCACCGTGGCACTCGGGGTGGCCTGCTGCACGAACGGGGGGACGGCGGCGAGGGCCGCGTTCGCCACGTTGGTCGCCGCGACCGCCTTGTTGAAAGCGCTCTTCGCCGCCTCGTAGCTGGAGGATTTCGACACGGCCGAGTAGTCGAAGGTGCCGTCGGTGAAGACCGTGAGGTCGACCGTGTAGAGGCTGGTGGTGGAGCCCTCCGTGTAGGTCGGCTCCGCCGTCACCCACGGGGAGGGCGCGGGGTTCGAGGTGGGCGCTGCGGGCGGGTTGAGGGTCGAGGACTGGAGTAGGTAGTAGCGGCGCACGTTGGCAACGTCAGTAAGGGCGGCGAGCGTGACGTCATCGCGGGCTTTCACAGCCATGTCGGCCACCCGCTTCCACATGAGCGGCCCCGCAACCTGCCACATCGTGTCCCCACCCGATGTGGCCTGTTCGATCTGGAAGAAGAATCCTCCCGCCGTGACGCCGGACTGGTACTGAATCTCACGCTCATAGAGCGCCCACCCCCCCCCCGCCGGGGAGGTCCGCAATCTTCGTGGCAGACACGTAGTCGCGGGGTCCCGTGTTAGTTCCCGACGTGCCCCACGTTCCGACATTCAGGGACTTGGTTCCAGACACTCGGCGGGCGGCGAACTGGACGAGCTGTCGCTCACCTTCAACCACCGGCAGGCTCCGGAACGGCTCCGGTGGACGATGGTCCCTGCCCGCCAGCGTGAACACGCCCCCATGCTCCGGGGCGTCAACATCGGCCGCGACCGAACCGATGACAGGCCCGGACGCCTCGCACCACTGGTTGGGCCAGAGGTTCGTGGCCATGTCATCCCTCCAACTGGGCCGTGTAGGACGCCTTCCCAGACACCTGGCCCGCGTCAATCGTCAGCGTGGCACCAGTGGCAGCAGCCGTGCTGGACCCGTCCTTGTACCACTTGATGGTCCCCAGCGCCGTCAGCTCTGCCCCGGTGACTTCCACGCCTGCCTTGTAGACGTGGGCGGTGAGCACCGTCGCGATGGCACTGTTCTTGAAGATGAACCCGTTGCTGGAGGTGACGACGAGGGTGATGGCGTCCGCACCGTCCGAACCGTCCACGCCAGCGCGAGCCACGCTGTACGTGGTGCTGATCGCATTGTCGGTGTAGGTCGTCACTGTCCGGGTCCACAAGAACTGTCCCTGGGGAGTGGTCGGGATCGACACCGCCCACGTGCCGGTTGGAGGAGTACTCCCACTGTTCCCCACCTGGTAGGTCACGTCCGCCTGCTTCACGCCCTTACCGGCGCTGCCTGGGTCCCCCTTCTGGCCCATCATGCCGACCGCGTAGGACGTGACCGTGGAGGTGTCCGTGTATGTGTAGGTCGTCCTGGTCCACAGGAACTGGCCGGCGCCCACGGAGGGGATCGAAGTGGACCACGCGCCGGTTGGTGCGCTTGTGCCACTCGATCCGGCCTGATACTCCACCTTCGTGGACGAGATACCCTTGCCCGCGTTGCCACCAGCACCCGTGAACGCAATCGCGAACGAGAAGGACTTCACGATGGTCACGTCCCCGATGTGCACCGGGATTTTCACGTTGCCCGGTGCGGTCACCGACGTGCTCACCGTGATAGTCAGGGTGGGCGCTGTCGCGTCCGTGTCCTTTGTCACCGTCACCCCACTGGGCGCCGTGATCTCAGACAGTGTCACCGTGGCGGCCACCTGATCCGCCCCCAGCATCGCCACGACCTGCGTAGTCGTGGAACCCGCCTTCGCGGCCGACGTAGTGCCGGGGAACGTATACGCCTCGCTGGTGAGGATCACGCTGTACGCGTCGGTGACATCGACGATGGTGACTTGATCTGCGGCTTTCTGAGCCATGACTGTCCTGCCTTCCGGAAGAGGGGGGTGCTACATGCGGGTTGAGGGGTGCGTGAGGCGGGTCAGGTCTTCAAGACACACATGAACACGGTCTTCGTGTCCACATCCGCCGGGCTCACCGTGAGAGTGAAGCCTCCTGCTCCGATGCGCGTGTCCTCACTGGAGATCACACCGAAATCTGAATCGTCCAGGCGACGCCACTGCCACTCCAGGAAAGCGCCCGCACCGAACACGTCATGCAGGTCCACGATGTCCGTGATCGTGCGCCCCTTCGCGAACACACTCACCGACAGCACGGTGGACACCATGCTGTTCTTGAACACCAAGCCCCTGGAAGAATCCACTCGCAGGACCACAGCAGAGGAAGCGTCCTCCACGGCCTGGCTCGCGGCCGAGAGAGCCTCGACCGCGTCCCTCACGGCGGCATCAGCCTTCGTCTGGGCGGCATCCAGTCCCGTCTCGGGATCCTCCAGCTTGGCGCGCGCCTCGTCGAGAGCCACCTGCGCGGCGTCCAGCTGGGCACCCTGCGCTGCGGTGGTCGCATCCAGCTGCACGAGACGCTCACCCGTCACACCCACCGAGAAGGTCACCGCGCCCTCAGGGATCCGGTCGGGGATGCTGACCTTCGTCACCCGTCCCGTCGAGTCCCGCAGGGCCCGCACCGACGCGCCCACGGCACTGACACCGGACTCCGAGGGCGCCACCACGTCAGGGAGATCGTCGGGGGTTCCGTCGATACGGATCGCGACGTTCGTCTGGTCGACCTGCTCGGTGATGGTGGCCGACACCCAGGAATCCCGCTGCGACAGCTGCCCCGCGGTCGCGGCCGCATCGTCGGGCTTGACGTCCAGGAACCGTCGTTTCGTCACCACAGGAGGACCTCCGCATCCACTCGCATGTTCTTCTTGTGATCCGACACCGGGAGGTAGATCTGCCGGGCCCTCCCCGTGAAGAACTCCCCAGCCTCCGTGTGCACGCTGATGACATCCCCGCGCTGCAGGCGAGAATCCGAGGGCATCTCCAGGCTGCGGACCTCCGTGGCGATCATTGCGTTGCGCATGTAGGTGTTCGCCGCTGCAGTGACTTGGGACTGGCTGGTGGCCATGTTCATCTCGTGGCGCTCATGCTTGACCCCATACGCCTCAGGGTCGTAGGGCGGCTGGGTGGCGCTGACAGTCGCACTCCACCGCTGCTCATCCTCGCCACTGCCCTGGGTGCCGACCACCGTGAATCGGTTCGCCCGCCGGGGCAGGCTCTTCCTCGGGGATGACAGGAGACGCCCCGGGCGGGCACCCGGCGTCCCCAGGTCCTTCACGCCGCCGTAGGTCGCCACCGGATCCCTACCATCCCGTCGGGCCCACACGTGCAGGTACCCGTCGTCCTGGACCGCGTAGTCCTTCCCGTAGCTCGAGCACAGGTCACGGATGTTCTCCGTCCGGCTCGTCGCGTACTGCGTGTTCCTCGGGACCGCCGGGTTCGAGGGATCATCCAGGACCACCGGGAGGGGGGCGGCCATGCGACGCAACTCCGAGAGGAGCGTGGCACCCGCCGGCGGACTGGAGGGCCACACCAGCGGGTCCTCATCCGGGATGGACAGGAGGTCCAGGGCAGTGACCTGCACGCCCTCGTCCTGCTCCTCCCACGAGTCGATCTTGAACCAGCCGATCCCCACCTTCCACGGCCGAGTGCCCGCCGTGAGGGTCTGGGTGACGTGGACGCGCTGCCCGAAGTTCGCCAATGGTGCGAGGGGGTGGGTCGGGACCCACGATCTGGGTGCCATGAACGTCAACTGGCCGGGGACCACCCGATCGTCGGTCTCGTCGAGCTCCACATTCCACGCGGGCACACCGCCAGGAGCGAGGACCTCACGGCCGCGCACCACCGACAGGTCACACCCCACCACCACACTGTCCGCCAGGAGATCCGTGGGAGGTCCCGGCCTCATGACGGCATCCCCGCGATCAGGCGCGCCAGGTCCAACATCGTGCGGTTCTTCCACCCATGGTCATACTCCTGCCATTCGCCCCAGGTGACCACTTCCGCTGCGCCCGACTGCCCGACCGCCTCCGTCCAGGACACCTCGAATCGCAGCATCCCATCACGCCACCTCGCGATCGAGCGGGCGACGGTCTGGACATCTACCGCGATCAGTGGCGGGAGCCCTGGGACGGGTAGACCTGGCGCAATGATCAGAGAATCCGTGGACTGCAGGACCCGCCACGCTTCGTCCTCCAGCGCTGGGTCCATCAGGACGAAACGCCCGGACCCCGTGCGGGCGGGGAGGACCTCAGGCCGACGAGAGCCACCACCCGGATAGAGGACCACGTCGGAGTTCCACTCACGCTTCCCCTCGTCACGCTCCCAGCGCAACATGGGAATCGCCCGCCCCCAGATGTTCGAAACGACATCCAGGCCCGGCGATGGCCGCCGCGTCAGGGTCACGCTCTGTGACCCGTCCACGTAGGTGGCGGCCACGCCGGGAACTGCCAGCGCATCGGACACCAGGCGTTCCGACCCCGCACCGACGACGCACAGCGTGCGCTCCCCAACCGTGACGAGGGCGGGCCCTGTCACGTGCAGGCTCGGCAGGCCCGTGTGAGTCGCCACCCAGCCGACGATTGCCATAACGTCACCCCCTGCTGTTTACGACGTCGATCGCCACATCCTCAGCGACCGTCTCCAAGACCGCGATGATCTGCCCCTTCCGATCCACCACGGTGATCCCGCCCAGATCCAGACGCACCGTTCCTGCCCCTGACGCCAGCGCCGCGAGCGCATCTGCTTGTGTGCTGGTAGCGGTGGATGTATTGGTCGGGGGTGTGGTTGCGAGGGTCGAGGTGAAGGTCTGGAGGTTGCGTCGCACGCTGGCGAAGCGGTCCTCCAGTCCGTCCTCGAACCCCTCGATGACCATCTGACCCGACGGGCGCAGAATCCGCCGATCCAGGGAGGCGGGCCCCTTCCAGTCCGGTAGCATCGAGGTGAGGTTCCCGAGGGTGTCCTTGACCTTGCCGAAGGCGCTTTTCAGTCCGTCGACCAGGCCGTCGATGATCGACTTGCCGATGTCCCAGAGCCAGCGTCCGGCGCCGGAGAACACGCCCATGATCATCCGCGGGATGTCCTGGAACACCGTCTTGAGGGTCCCGGAGATCAGGCCCTTGATGGTGTCCACGAACCCAGAGAAGATCTGCTTGACCCCATTCCACGCCTGGCTCCAGTTCCCGGTGAACACGCCGGTGACGAAATTGATCAGGCCCGTCAGGATGTTCAGCAGCCCCATGATGACGGGCATGAGGTTGGAGATGATCGCCGAGGCCAGAGCGATCACGGGCGGCAAGACCGCCGCGAACAGCGCCACCAGGGGCGGCAGGAGCGCGCCGATCAGCTGCGCGATCGGCGGTAGGAGGGGCAGGATCGCGGAGATGATCTGGAGGACCGCCGCCACCACCTGCATGATCACGGGGATGAGGGCCTGCACCACGGCCATGAGTGGCGGGAGGATCGCCAGCACGACCTGCACGAGGATCGGCAGGACCTGGGCGATCACCATGGCGATCTGGCCCAGCACCGGTAGCAGCATCGGCAGGATCTGCGCGACGAGGCTCCCCACGACGGAGAGGACCATCGTCAGGACTGGCGTGAGCTGCATGATCGACTGGGCCAGGACCCCGGCGATCACGGACCCGACACCCGTGAGGGACGTCATCAGCTGAGAGAACACTGGCTGCAGGGACTGAACGATGGTCCCCAGAGTCGAGAACACTCCAGACACGAGGCCACCCAGCGCGCCCTGCAGCTCGGGGCTTGTAGCCACGAGTCCAGCGAAAGCTCCGACCAAGAGACCGATCGGGCCCGAGAGGAGCTTCGCCGCCGAACCGACCCCGGGCAGGAGCTTCGCCAGGGGACCAAGCTTTGCGAGCACTCCCGACAGGCCACCTGTGCCCAGCGCGATGAACGCACCCGCCAGGGGTGCGATACCACCCGTGAGCCCGGACAGCTTGGAGACCAGCCCGCCGGAGCCCTCGCCCAGCTTCGAGATCGACGTCGTGATCCGGTCGAGCACCGGGCCCAGCTTCGCCCCGATGACCTCGCCGAGAGCCTTCGCCTTGTCTTCGACGGGCCCCAGGGCCGTCATGATGGCCTGCAGGAGAGGAGCAATCTTCGGGTAGATCCCCGACAGGAGGTTCGCCCCGATGCGTCCGAGGGAGGCCATCGTGTTCTTGAAGGCCCCGGGCACCGTAGTGCCCATCTCGGTCGCCACCGTGCCCGCGGCGGACTCCGCAGCCGCCCGGAATTGCTCGAAGCTGATCTTCCCTTCCGAGGCCATCTTCTGGGCCTCGTCGGTCGTGACCCCCATGGCGTCGGCAAGCTTCTGCCAGATCGGGAGACCAGAATCGGCGACCTGGCGGATGTCGTCGGTGTAGGCCTTGCCGGAGGTGGCGACCTTGTTGAAGATCGCACCCATCTCCGACATTGGCCGACCCGTTGCTGCCGCCGAGTTCGCGACGGTCGAGAGGACCTTGTCCAGGGCCTCCCCAGGCTTGATACCGGCCGCCACAGCGCCCGCCGCGGTGGTCGCAGCCTCGTCCAGCCCGAAGGCTGTCCCCTTCACGGACTTCTGGGCCGACGCCATGATCTTGTCGACCGTGGACGCGTCGTTGCCGAGACCACGCAGCTTCGCCTGAGCCGTGTCCAGTGACGTCAGCCGGGAGAAGCCCTTGGTGAGGGCCACCCCGATCCCTGCAGCCGCTGCTGACACGACTGCTGTTGCCGGGCCCGACAGGCCATTGGCAAGAGCGGAGGTGACCGAGGCGACCCCACGCCCCGCGGCCTGCACCATGGACGACATGCCCGACGCGAAGCGGCCCACCATGGAGGACACGCCAGACCCGACCGCGGGGCCGAGCTTGCCCGCGAGCGCGCCGACGGCTGTGCCGACGGGGCCGAGGTGTGCGCCGATGCGGGAGCCGAGTCCCTGGAAGGGCTTGGTGATGGCCTGGCCCATGCGCTCGGCACCTAGGGCCGCGGCGGTGGCCATGGAGCTGACTCGGGATGAGACGGCAGCGACGGCCGGTGAGAGGAAGCCTCCGACCTTGCGTCCGAAGCTGACGAACGGGCTGGCCAGTCGGGTGCCGAGCCGGGCGAATGTCGTTCCGATGGAGGATGCGGTGTCCGTGGCCTTGGTGCGGGCGCGGCCGAGGACGTCGCCGACCTGCTTGCCGAAGCGCACGAAGGGATCGGTCGCCCTCGAGGCGGCCCGGGACATGGTGTCACCGACGGACGTCGCGAAGTCGGAGACGTGAGCTCGGGCAGAGCGGAGTCCGCCGGCCACGGAGGAGCCGATCGTCTGGGCGACCTTGCCGACGCGCTCGCTGGCCGCGACGAAGGGTTTCGCGATGGTCGCCCCGATGCGGCCGAGAGTCTGGCCGACGGAGGTCGCCATGGAGGCGACTCGCATCCTGATCGGCATGAGGGCCAGCGCCGTCTTGGCGGCGACCTGAGCGCCCCAGGACATGACCTGGGTGCCTAGGCGACCGAGCTCGGTGCCGACCCCGGAGGCGACCTGGGCGAAGGTCTTGCCGATCTCAGTCGGGATACCCCGCGCAGCGCGAGAGACCGATCCGACGAGGCTCCCGAACGCCCCCGACAGCCCGGTGGCAGCATCCTTCCCGGCGTCGAGGCTGTTGAACCCTGACTTGAAGTCACGACCGGCTGCCTTGACCTTCGAGGCGAGGCGGCTCGTTGCGGACTGCGTTTCGAGGGTGGCGACCTTGAGGCGCTCCTGCGCCTCGGAGAGTCGGGAGGAAGCGACTTGGGTGTTCGACTCAGCGGTCGCGAGGTCCCGCTGGGCCTTCTCCAGCTGCTGGGTGGCTCGCAGCTGCTGGGAGGACCCCTCCCCGTAGCGGGCGGTGACTTCGACGAGCTTCTGCTCTGCGACAGCCACCTTGCCCGCGGCGTCAGCCTGCTTCAGGCGAGCGTCGGAGAGTGCCTTGGCGGCCTTGGAGACGCCGGACTTGAAGGGGGTGAGGACCTTCTCTGAGAGTGACTTCGAGGAGTTCCCGGCGCTCTTGGTGAACCGCTCACCGAACTGCCGGCCCGCGGCCGTGGCCTCCTTCTGGGTGTTCGCACGAACGCCCTTGAAGGTGGGGAACACGCTCACGGCCGCGGTGCCGACAATTCGATCTGCCATCAGGACTCGCCTCCGTCCTCCTGTGCACCCGGGATTGCCGAGTACCTGTCGAGCTGCTCGCGGAGGCGACGCCGCTCTTCGGGCGTCACGTCCTGGGCAGGCTTGGTCCGCTTCTTCTCGTCCGGGTCAGGCCATGGCCACATCGGGATGACGGGCTTCGAGTTCTTCGGCCTGCCGTCGTTGATTGCTGCCGCGTGGGCCGCGAGGGCGAAGACGTCACCCTGCGAGAGAGGCTGCGAGTATCCCGCCACTCGGGCGCCGAGCATGGTCCCGGTGTCCCAGAGCAGGCGGTGGACGACGACGACACCCGTCGTCACGTCCGCGCGGAGGAGGTCCGCGGTCTCCATTCGGAAGATCGCGCGGAGGTCGAGAGCGAGCTGGGTCTCATGTGTGAAGGCGAGCTGGAGCTCGCCCCTCATTCCCCCGCGGTGACCGGCTGCCCGATCGCTCGGCTCACGCGCTCGGCGAGGGCGTCGCCCCACTCTTCGACCAGCTGCGTGGTGTCGAGGATGTCGAGCTCGTCCACCTGGGCGGCGGTCTTCTCATCCCCGATCGCGTCGAGGAATCGGAAGAAGGCACCGAGGTCGTTGAGGTTCTCCAGTTCGCGGAACACCTTCGTCTTGCATCGCAAGCTGATGGCGACTTCCGTGCCGTCGGACGCCGTCCAGTGGAGGACGTCATCGGCGGTGACGAATGTCTTCGGCTTCGGTGCGGCCTTTGGCTTCGTGCGAGCGGCTGGGCGGCGGGTAGTGGTGGGCTTACGGGTGGTGGCCATGGTTGGTCCTCCATGATCGAGAGATGGATGAGTGGCGGTCCTCCGGATGTGAGTCGCCCCCGCCCGGGAGGACCGCTCGGGCGGGGGCGACGACCATGGGTCAGGGAGCGGGGGTGAGGTCCGCGGGGGTCAGGAACCACTCGTGGAACTGGCCACTGGGATGCCCCGCGGCCTCCTTGAACGTCCAGGTCACCTCGATGCCCTTGACGGTGCCACGCTCGTCCTTGTCCTCCTTCCAGGAGGCCACGGTCGCGTTCTCGCAGGCACGGCGGCGGATGTTGCCGTTCTTCGCGATCTCCTCAGTCCACACCACATACTGGAGCGGGTTGCCCGACGCGTCCACGATCGTGTGGTTGTTCGCGTCGAACTTCGTGCCGCGCACCGTCTCCAGGTTCTTGCGAGACGTCTCGGCGAGCTTGACGACCACCTGGACGTTCGCCTCGCCGGACGGGATCGAGTACCCCTGCTGGAAGAACACGATCGGGTCACCCGACGCCTCCTCCGTCCACTCGAAGCCGCCGTCCTCAGCGAACAGGCCCAGCTTCTCGAAGACCTCAGCGAGCGTCACCGTCGCCTTCGCGCCATCCGCCGGTGACGGCACTGCCGTCCCGAACGGCGCGATCGCGATGTTCCCCGTGACCGGAATGAAGACGGCACCGAGGTCGTTGCCTGCAGCATCTGCAGCCATGATTGCTTCCTCTCCTCACCCGTCATGGGGTGATCTGTTGAGCGATGATGGTGAGGCTCAGGGGCATGTACCCCAGGACCCCGTAGGTGTCGTCCTGCAGAGGCCAGGGCCACTGCATGTCCGGCACAGCGACCACGGGCGTGGTCGGGTCGAGCGGAGCCGCCTCGATGACCTCAGCGACCTCCTTGGCGAGCGCCTTCGTGTCGTCCTCCGTGCGGCCCCGACAGGTGAGGCCACCAGAGAAGATCCCGGTCGCCACAGACGCCCTCGTCGTGCCGTCGTCACGCACCGCTACCCATCGGGCGGGCGGCGACTCCACGTCGGGGAAACGCGTGTCCACAGCGACGTCGGGGACGAGGGCGGCCAGGTAGTCCGCCAGCCAACCAGCGGTGTCACCGAACGTCGATCCCGTCTGGTTCATCGGCGCTTCGCCCTCTTCAGGGCCCGCGCCAGGTTCCCGGTCCGGGCCTCCACCACGAGCGCATGAGGCACGTCAGCGACGACCTTCGCGACGGTGCGGTGCCGGGTTCTGACGGTCTCGACGTGGATCGAACGCTGGTAGTCGCCGGTCTTGACCGGCGCGGAGAGCTTCGCTTCAGCCATCACGTCGCGGGCAACGGAGTCCACGAGCATCTCGACCGCGCCAGAGTGGCCGACATCGTCCAGGAACGACTCCATGCCGGAGAGGTCGACCTTCACGGAAGCGGTTCCCCTTGGCATGGGATCACCCCCTGGTCTCGACGAGTGGCGTCTCCGCGCCGGCCGCCCACCCGTCGAACGGGCTCCGGTAGGAGAGCGGCTGGCCGACGACATCCCACAGGGCGCCGGATGGCTCCCGGATCCGGTCCCCCACCTGGATGGGCGGGTCGACCTCAGTGAGGAGTGAGACCGACGTGGTGACCTGCTCGCGGCCGATCGTCACCACCCGCTGGGAGCTGGACGGTCCGATCGCCCCACCTTCAATGGCCACCTCTTCGGGTGGCCACGCTGGATCGTCCCAGTCGGCACGACGCTGAGCGTTGCCGTTGGGCGACCTGACGAACGTACGGCGCAGGCGGACCAGTGTCGCTGGGAACTCGAACTCCACGACTCACACCCCCCAGTTGAGGCGGTAGGGAGCGAGCTGCTCCTTCTCCGACTCGAACAGGCCGAGACCGCCGAGGAGGCCGTCCGATCGGGCCTGCCGACGCTCAGAGAATGGGCCCGCCGCGCGCTGCACCTTGTCCGACGCCGGGACGATCGACCGGGCCGCCAGGGTGCGGATCAGATCCGCGATCTCCGGGACCTCGTCCGATGGGTATCCGTGGGTCATGGTGACCTTCACCGATCGGCGCCGACGCGGGAACCGACGTCGGCCGAGCAGCTCCAGCGTCCCCTCCTCACCCCAGTCCGCGAGCGCCGTGGCGTCCTGATCCTCGATGAGGACCTCGGTGACGGCGGTGACGTGCTTGGAGGGGAGGAGGATCGTGCTCCCACCGTTGCCGTTGAGGGTGAGAGTCTCGGTGATGGAGGGGGCGACGTGCCACCCGCAGTAGCGGCGGATCGCTCCATGCGCTGCTGCGAGGGCACTGTCCTGGTCCGCCTTGAGGTCAGGCTTCTGCAGGATCGGTGGTGGCGTCGTCATCGGATGCCTTCTTGCGTGTGGCCCGCTTCTTGGGTGCCGGCGCCGGGTCGGCGGGCGGATCGGCGGGCGGGTCCTCGGGGTCGGCCGACGGGTCAGCGGGCGGGTCCTCGGGGTCGGCCGGCGGATCGGCCGGCGGTTCCTCCGGAACCTCGGTCTTGACCACGCCGGGATACAGGAGGCCCGCAGCCTCCCACTCGTCGTAGGTCGCCTGGGTCACCTGGAACGTTGAGACGACGCCATGCACCATGCGCGTCGCCTGGACAAGCTTCTGTGCCACGATCTGCTCCTTTCAGGGCAGGGGTACCGAAGGCGGTGCCGGGCACGAGGAAGGAACCCTCGACGGAGAGCCCCTGGAATGCCCGACACCGCCAGGTAGGTCAGGCGTCGTCGACGGTGACCTTGACGAAGGCGGCCGGCACGCGCACCGCCATGGCGAGACGCTCACGCGCCTTGATGGACACGCGGTCGTGCTCGAAGTCGTCGCTGTTCTCGAACGACGTCTCGACCTCGATGCCGCCCTTGCGGTAGACGGTGGCCGCATCGGATGCGCCCGTGAGGATCGTGCCCGCGGGCACCGCCGAGGTCTTGATGACCGTCTTGCCCCAGATGGGCGGTTCGATGAGGACCGCGCCGTTGCCGTACTGACCCTGGAAAGGGCCGCCAGCGATGTACTGACCGTTCCCATCCTTGGCGAGGCGCAGCTTCTGGTAGTCGCTCGGGTTGATGACCACCGCGTCAGCGGTGAACCCCGTGACCAGCTCGACCTGGTCGATGGCCTTGTACAGGTTGTCGGCCAGGGCGGCGCTCGTGGTGGTCATGGTCTGCAGACCCGGACGGTTCAGGAGGCCCAGCGGGTTGGTGCCGGTGCCGTCACCGTTGAGCAGCAGCGCTTCCTCGCGGATGGCGAGGCGACGCAGGAGCCGGGAGTTGATCTCCGTGACGACGAAGTCGGCGTCGTCGAGCATCTCCCGGGTGACCTTGATGAGGCCCGCGACCTTGCGCAGGACCTCAGTGACCTCGTCGTACCCACCGAAGTGGAGCTGGGGAATCTTCCCCTCCTCCGCGACGGTCGCGAAGTCACCCTCGACGGCACCGGTGATCTTCTCGACGAAGTAGATCAGCGCGTTCGAGGCGATGGTCCCGGCCAGCAGCCAGTCCGACACCCACAGGCGCTCCTGGAAGGGGCGCACGATGTTGCGGTCGATGTCGGGCAGGATCAGGTGTGCGGGCGACGTCGGCACCTGGTGGGTGTCCGTGGCCGCCTTGTACTCGGGCGCCGAGACGACCGCCGCCTGAGAGGTCATGTTCGACTTCAGGTGGGACAGGTCGACAGCATCCTTGAAGTGCTCGCCCAGCGTCATGCCGAAGGCGTTCTTCTTGCGGAACTCCTCGGTGTCCTTCACACCGAAGGAGTCGATGAGCGACTGAGCCTTGGAGTGTGCCTCGACCTTCGCGTTCATCTCCTTCACCGAGGACGCGATCTCGTCGATGCGCTTGACCTCGCTGGTGTCGAGATCCCGGGCCGCCGACTTCGCGGCGTCCAGGATCCCCTTCGCTTCCTTGATGAGCAGATCCCTCTGCTCCATGAGCGAGTTGCCCATTGTGATGTCTCCCTTCCGGAGAATCAGGCCCCGATCTCCAGGGCAGTGATGATGGCGCGAGCAGACTCGACAGATCCCTGCTTGACCTCTTCCGGCTCCTCCGCGTTGGCCGTCCCCGGCTCCTCCGCGTTGGCCGACTTCGGTTCCTCACCGGTGTCGCCTGCTTCTCCAGACCCGCGAGCGCCCTTGGCGTCCTCGGGTGGCTTGTGACCGTCGGTGTCGTCCTCGACGAGGTCGAGGGCCGTCTTGACGGAGATGATCTCGGTCTCCTGGTTGGCGCCCAGGGCCACCACGGAGACCTCCCAGAGGTTGAGCTTGCGCAGCTCGTAGTAGGAGCCGCCCTCGTCGGCGGCCTTGTCCACCCACGCGCCCTCCACGACGGTGAACATGAAGCTCATCTGCGTGACGCGCCCCTCCTTGAGGAGCTTGTGGACGTAGGCGCCGTTCGGGTTGTCGAGGTCGAGCTGGACGCGCACGCGCAGCCCGTGGTCATCCTCGATGGCGCTCAGGGTGACGCCGATGTTCTTCATCGGGTCGCTGACCTGGTGGGACCAGTAGCAGGGGACGCCGGCGCCGTCCTTGCCGTAGGTGGCCAGGGAGTCAGCGAAAGCGCCGGGGAGGATGATCTCCCCGTAGCTGTCCTTGTTCCCGAAGACCGCGGCGTACCCCTCGAAGATGCCGGCGGCCGCGTCCTCTTCGCTGGCGGCCTTGACGTTGAAGGCCTTCGTCTTGAACTGGGTCACGGGGGCCCCCTTTTCCTCTGGTGGGTCGGTGATGATCTCGGCGTCGTCCGGTACGTCGGGCGGGTCGTCGTACCAGGCGCGGATCCGGTCCTCGGTGCCCTCGGGCCTGTCGTCGTCCTCAGCACGGCGGAGGCACTCGTCCAGGCCCGGGTCGAGAAGGTGGAACATGCATCCCTGGTCGTGCCAGGCGTCGATCTTTTCGGCGGTGGCCGTGGACTGGATGACCCAGGCGTCGGCTTCGACCCCGTCGAAGATCCGGGCGACGGCCGCGACGCGAGCCGCGAATGCTGCCTGCCCGATCGCTTCGGGCGGGTCGTGGTGCTCGCTGGACCCCAGGGCGTGTGCCAGGGCGTCGTAGTCCACGACCGGCTCATCCTCGGATCGCTGCTCAGCAATCCACGTGGTCTTGCCCGCGCACGGCGGGCCCATCACGATGTGGATGGTCATGCCGCCGCCTCCAGCATTGCGATCGCCGAGTCCGGCTGGCCGCCGGCCTGGAATGCGTGGCCCGCTTCCTCGGTCAGGCGGGCGGCGAGCCACAGCGCGTCAGCGGGGTCGACGTCGGCCTTCACGAGGTCGGTCTCAAGTTCACGCTGCCAGCGCATCGGGTCCCACCACGGGCCGTTGCCTGCCTTGCGCTTGGCGGACACCGATCGGTTCATCCGCTCGATCCACGGGCGCACGATCGTCTCGACCTCCTCACGGGACTTCGCCTCCTCGGGGCGCCCATCGCCGCCATCCTCCGGGGAGGCGAGACCACCCTCGGAGACGTTCTTCGGGACGATCAGCTCGTCGCCCCCGTCCACCGGCGGCATGTTGTCGAGCTTGCGGGCCTCGTTGCGAGTCCACCACGGGCCACCCGTGGCCTTGGAGATCACCGCAGCGCGCTCCTCGAAGGACCCGCGCAGCTTCGCCTCCACGTTGAATTCCACGAACACGTCCGCATCGACGCCGAGCATCGGCATGAGGAACGCGTTGAGACGGTCCTCGAGCTGCTTGATGATCGGGCCGAGGGAGTCCGTGTAGAGGGAGCGGTTGAACTCCTTCACGTTCGAGTAGTTCGCGTTGTCCAGGACGCCGACCATCGTCGGGTTCACGTGGTAGACCTGCGCGCACGTCACCAGCGAGAGCTTCACGGAGTCCGCCCACTGCGACTCCTGCGGGGTGCGAGACCCTCGCGAGTAGGTGATCCCGTCCTCCAGGAGCATGTCCTCCCCAGCGCGGGCACCATGGTCCCCCGTGAAGTCGTGGACCATGTCCATGAACCGCTTCCTCGCCCCGTTGTCCCAGCCGTCCTTCGGTGCATCGGCTGGACGGCTGAAGAACCCTCCCACCCTGCCCTTCCGCTTGGCGACCTGGGCACGTTCCTTCCACGCTGCGGCCTGCTCGGAGATGATCAGACGCAGGGTGTCGACCTTCGAGGACCCACCCGATGAGGACCCGGGCGACCACGACACGAAACGGCAGATCTCCGAGGGGTCGATCCACGCGTGGTTCGTATCGTCCGTGGGGTCCACGAACGAGAACGTCTTGACCATGCCGAACGCGTTCTCCGTGGTCGTCACCCACTTCGTGGGGATGACCTTGGACTCCATGTGGTCCGGGCCCTGAAAGACCCACACGTAGGCCGCGTCATAGAGGGCGAGCTCACCGACGAGCTGCTCCACGAACTCGTACATCGTCTGCTCCGAGTTCGGCTTCCGCAGCCATTCGGACACCTCACCGTCACGCACCCGCGAGCGCTCCTCGCCCTCTCGCTTGAAGGCGTGGAGGCCGAGCTGAGCGACGTTGGTGGCGATGAAGCCGACGACGGTGCGCAGGTGCGGCTGGGTCCGGTAGATGTCGTCCGGGGACATGCGCTCGGGGTCCCCGGGGGATGCCGGGTAGCTCGTCATCGTCAGTTGGACGGGCCGGTTGCGGTTCGTGTCGAAGCCGTTGATGACGCCGGCCACGCCGCTACGCACCAGGCGAGTGAACGCCCTCAGGGTCTGGTCGACCGCCATGAGCACCTCCCCTCCGGATCAGAGCCACCACTTGTCCACCTCTTCGCCCACCGCGGTGAGCGTCGGGTCTGTGCCCGGCTTGCGCCACCACTCGTCCATCTGCCCGTAGGCCGACGTCTGCTCGTCCTCCTCCAGGGGGAGGTTGGCGAGGGCGTAGAGCGCCCACGAGGCGGCCACCAGTGGAGAGATGTCCGTCATGGAGGCGTTGCGGTCCCAGACCTGCGCCTCGCCGAGCTTCTTCGTCACCGCACCCTCAATGGCCACGTCCATCGCGGGCTGGGAGATGTGACGCATCGAGCGGTCCCGGACCCGGTCGTGGAACTGGCCAGTGGCGAAGCCGAGCTCAGAGCCCTGCAGCGCCCTGACTTCGAACCCTTCCCGCTCCAGCGGCTGAGCCATTTCCGAGGCCGCGCAGCCGCGGGCCTGCAGGACGACCTCGTTGATGCCGAGCGCGTCGCACACGGTGCGCAGGAACGGGAGCACCCAGAAGACGTTCTCGCGGCAGGCGATCGTCTCGACGTGCGCCCGCCCATCCGACCGCCACCCAGCCACCGACACCGACGACCACTTGCGGTCGGCTGACACGTCGACCGCGATCTTCACGTCCGAGTCCGGGTCGATCTGAGAGGCGACATCGGAGAGGGCCCGCCACTCGTCGGGGTTGACGTAGGTCTCGACCATGGCCGTCACCCACTGGCACAGGTTCTCGGTGCGGAACGTCGCCTCCGGGTCGGAGCGAGCGTTGATGAGCGCATCCAGGCCCATCGTGTAGCCGAGGGCCGGGTTCGCTTGGGCCCACGCGGTGACGTCGTCGAGGTCGCAGTCCTCGGGGGCCGACCACTCGAAGATCGCATTGTCCGTGCCCTCGTCGACCTCGGCGATGCCGATCTTCCGACGTTCCGCCAGGACGACCGACGACGCGTCCCCCGCATTCGAGATCCCGATGACCAGCCCGTTGTCGCGGGCCATCGTCGTGTTCTTGATGGCCGACCACGCGGCCCAGGTCTCCTGCTCGCGCAGCTCGTCCATGAGGACCGTGTCGACCGACATCCCGCGACCGCCCTTGCGGGTGGCCGCAGCGACCTTCCAACGGCGGACCTGACGATTGACCTTGACGAGGAGCTGTTCCTTGCCGTTGCCCGTCTTGACGTCCCGGAAGACGTCATCGAGCTCCGGGGAGGACTCCAGCAGCTGCACGGCGTCGGCCCACACCTCGCGGGCGACGTCCAGATTCTGGGCCGTGCCGAGCACGAGACGCGTATCGTCCACGAGGAGCCGGTACAGGCAGATGACCTGAGCGACCAGGCTTTTCCCGTTCTGGCGAGCGACCTCGATGACAACGGTCCGGAACCGCAGCTTCCCATCGGGGCGCAGTTCGAAGAGGTGGACCAGCAGCCACTTCTGCCAGGGCATCAGGTGGAGATGGAGCATCTCCTCCGCGAAGCGGATCACTTCGAAGCCGAGCGTCGTCTCCTCGGTGAGCTCGCGCAGCGGCTTCGTCCAGATGCGGGGCGCCATGCACCCCATGACCTCGCGGGCCCTCGGATCCGAATAGTGAATCGGGGCGGACGCTCCGGGGCGGCCCTTCGGCCGGCGCTTCCGGGTAGGACTACGCCGTTGCTTCGCCGCGCCGCTTGCGGGCTTCCTCTTGGAAGTTGACGAGGCGACTGCCATGAGCCTCCCCCTTCGCCGCATCCTCCACAGCACGGCGAGCCGCTGGGGTCGCGAGCATCTGCTGGAGGATGTTGTTCAGGTGAGGGATCATGTACAGCGCCTTCACGGCGACCTCGACCTTCCCGTCCTTGGTTGCTTCGTCGACGTGAGCCGCGATCTTCTGCGCCGAAGCGATCAGCGCCGCATCCCGGGAGGCATCCAGCTCAGTGGTCGCCGCGACTGTCTCGTTGACCGCATCCAGCAGGGAGATGTCACCAGCCGACGAGGGCGACTGGAGTCGCTGACGCTGCCGCTGGATGTCGAGTACAGCGGCCACCGCCGCCTTGTCCCCACGCCTCGCCTTCGGCCACATGGCCATCTGCAGGACATCGAGACGGTGCAGCTCCAGGCGGTGCAGATCCGCCGGATTGGGTTGCGGGGATCGCTCCATCTCCCGGACTGCCGCGGCCTCCGCGGCTTCGGCATCTCTGAAGTTCAGCTGCCCCGCGATCAGGTCGAATGATGTGCCGGCCCGCCACAGCTCCAGTGCCTGTGCATCACGCTTGTCGCGCCGAGGGTGAGGGGACCGATTCTGAGTCATGCTCGCCCCCTACGAATGAGACCGGCTCCCCGGTCGACGCTCGGACCGGGACGACGCCCGTCGCATCCTCGAACCTCCGACAGATGACGTCCACGTAGCGCGGATCCAGCTCCACGAGCGCTGCGCGACGACCCTCCATGTGAGCCGCGATCACCGTTGACCCGGACCCGCCGAAGGCATCGAGGACGAGACCGCCACGAACGACCGAGTTGCGCACCATGGGACGGATCAGTTCGACCGGCTTCATCGTCGGATGCAGCGCCGACGCCTTGGGCTTCCCGACCTCGAACACCGTCGAGGATCGGTTGTCGCCGTGCCAATGCGGGCCACCCCGGCCGAGACGCCCACTGCCGCCCTCGGCGAACCCGTAGGCGATGTGCTGGAACTCCTTCTCTGGCACCTCGGCGGAAAGGATCGGCTCGTGGCCGTTCTGATAGTCCGAGTGCCCCAGGACGAACCGATCCTTCACCCACACCAACGCCTGGCGCAGGACATACCCCGACGCCGCGAGCGCGCCTTCGAGATAGCTGCGCTGCGACTCTGCGTGGCAGACGTAGACCGCGCCGCCGGGCCGGATGAAGGGCCGGGCCGCCGGGAGGAACGCCTCCACGACCTGACGGGCGCCTTCGGCACTGTCGTTGCGAATCGTCATCCGGTCGCCGGTGCCGCCGACGTACTCGACGCCGTAGGGCGGATCCGTCCACATCGCCTCGGCCACGGCCCCGTCGAGGAGTTCCCTGTAGGTCTCAGGTCGGCAGGAGTCTCCGCAGATCACGCGATGGTCGCCCAGCAGCCAGAGGTCACCTTCCCGGGAGACCGGCGAGTCGGGGGCCTCGGGCGCATTGTCAGGGTCGCCTCGCACTTCGCCCGGCGCCATGATCGCGTCGAGCAGGTCTGCGAGCGCGCCCTCGTCATACCCCGTGCCGGACAGGTCCGGCAGTGATGAGAGGACCTCGGAGAGCAGCTTCTCGTCGTAGTCCCCGAGGTCGGCAGTCCGGTTGTCGGCCACCATGATGCGGGCCGCGCCGTCATCGTCGACGTCGACGTAGGTCACGGGCACTGCGGTCGCGCCCTCAGCGGCCAGGGCCTTGTGAGTGTGGTTCCCGGCGAGGACGTACCCGGTGGAGCGCTGGACGATGAGGGGTCGGTAGACGCCGTTGGTTCGGATGGAGTCCCGGATTGCCCCGACCGCGCCGCGGCGAGCGTTGCGCGGGTGGGTCCGGACGGCGTCGATCGGCACGTACTCGATGGCCAGATCAGCGATCACGAGGACCTCCGATCAGCGGTCGAAACTCTACCTGACGTGCAGTTTTAGCGGGGGGGGGGGTAGTTTCTGCCCGTGCGCGCATGCGCGTTTTCGCCCGTTTTTCCGCCCATGGGGGTGGGGTACGGGGGAGAGAGAGGACTCTGGCCGGGCGGGGCCTAGGCCGACCTTGAGGTCAGCCGTGATCTGAACCCCCCCCTACCCCCTGACGACGGGTCGATCTTCACGAAGCCAGTGCCGACTCGCGCCGATCGGGTGGTCGAGGGCCGGATCGCGTCGACCGAGACGCGCAGCGGCACCTCCAAGGTGCCCAGGTCCACGCGCTCGCTGCCCAGCTCAGTGAACAGGGGCAGGCTGATGGACGCGTGCATGTCGGGAGTCTTCGGCATCGTCGTCCTCCTCGTCATCGTCAGTCGCCGCGAACAGCGGGACCGTCCAGTCGCGACTGAGTCTGCCGACGCCCGGGTGTGGAGCGTCGTTCGACCGCGCGTTGTTGCAGCCCGCGTGGGATGCCCGGAAGTTCGCCGGGTCGAGCGCCAGCTCTGGATAGTCGGCCACGGGGTAGTAGTGATCGAGCTGGAAGCGGGACCGGTTGGTCTCATCGCTGAGCTCAGCGTCGTAGTCAATGGCCTGCCCGCAGATCCAGCACGGCGCATCCGCCTCGATGCACAGGGCGTGGAACTCGCCATGGAGCTTCTTGTACCGGCGGTGTGAACGGGGATCGGCCACAGGATCACCTCACTCCGAGACGACGAAACCCGGGGCGTCATGCGCTCCCGGGTCACCGTGGACATACCTCGTCCGCTGGCACCCACTGTACACCCGAGGTCAGGGCACTCTGCAAGCATCGCGATACCGGCGTGTGGTGCGTTCCTGCACCGCCGCGTCTGGCCAGCACACCCACAGCTCCCGGCCAACCTTCATCGTCCGGACCCTGCCTCGTCGCGCCCATTTCCACACCAGGTCCCGAGTCACACCCGGCAGCCGGTCGGCCACATCGTCTGGCCGCAACCACTCGATCCCGTCAGGCGCACGCACGTCGCACTCGCTTCCCCCGGTCGCCGGACTCGATCGCCATGGACACCAGGCGGGTCCACGTGTCATCCACCCACTGCCGTCCGCACTCCGGGCTGTCGCAGGTGACCATCTGCGGGGCTCGCTCCACCGAAGGAGGATGGTAGGTCAGCGAGTAGCACCCACACGACGGGCACGGCATCGGCACCACATGCGGGCGTTCCTCCCACGGCCAGCGCGCGCGGATCGTCGCCACCATCCGGGACAGCTCGGCACGCATCTCGCCCGCCCACTCTTGGTCAGCGACCCACCGCAGGTGCGGCATGATCCACCGCTGAGTCGCCTCGACCGCCTCTTGGGACGCACCCAGCGGCACGGGATCAGGAGACACCTCTTCGCCATGGAGCATCTGGACACCCGGCCTCGACCACCGCCACCCGATCCGTGAAGGGCCCAGAAGGTGGGCCGGGTGCTCGGCCACGATCTCCTCCACCCACACGCCCAGGGCACCGACCAGCTCGTCGGCCGCATCCAGCTCAGGCGGATACAGGATCCGCGGGCCCGGCGCCCCGCCACCGCCATCGGTCTTGCCCGACGGGGACGACAGCGCCGGCCTCGCGAGGTACGCCAGGTGTGCCGTCACGGTCGGGACATCCACCACCGCACCCACCAGGGACTGCCAGCACCACTGGCACAAGCGCCCCACCTCAGCAGGCCTGGGCACACATCCCTTGCACTCCTCATCCGCACAGGACACCAGATGCTGACCCCTGATCACGCACCCAGACACACAGCTGCTCACCGTCTCCTCCTCCGCTTGTGCTTCCCAGACCTGGGAGTCGCCTTGCTGCCCTTCCCGGACCGACCATTCCCGTGCCTGCCCGAACCTTCCCTTCCCGGACCTGCCCGTCCCGTCCCGACCCGACCCGGCAAGTCGTGACTTCCGAGGCCCCGAGTCTGCGACTGGTCGTGAGACTCGCCTGCGACTCGGGGCGGACTCTGCGGGAGCGGACCGCCGGCGCCGGGGCCATCGGAGCGGGGTCCCGCGGACGCACCCTGATGGGTGCCGGGGTCCACCTGCTCCGAGATGCCCTCGGGCGCGCCGGGCTCGACCTCGTGACTCGCAGGACCGGGGTGCTCGCCCTCGCCCGCGAGATCGCCCACCGAGGGCGTCTCTGAGGCTTGGGGGAGACCCGCGGACGTCCCGCCAGTCGTCGAAGGAGTCAGGTCGGTCCTGATCCCGTGGTCCAGGAAGTAGCGTCTCGCCCAGGCGCCGTACTTCGGCATGGGCGGGATGGGGAGGAGCGGGTGGTCGCGGTCCCACGTCCCGGTCTCGTCATCTTGGCGCTGGGAGTTGCACAGGGTGCATGAGACGACCATTGTCGCGACCGTTCCCGGCTTGCCGGGGACCCGGTGGTCCAGGGTGCCCTTCCGGTTGCCCGAGGGCCCCGACCAGTACACCTCGCGCCCGCAGTATCGGCAGTTGTCGCCGTCTCGCAGGATGACGGGCCCCTTGAGGCCCGGATCGCGGTTGTCGTTGTCGCGCTGGCGCTCCCACTCGCTGCTCTCCTTGGAGAGCATGTGCAGGAAGCTCGTGTCCTCCAGGATCTTGACCTTGCGGATCCCGTCGACCTCGATCCACTCCATGAGGCCCGCGGCCACGGCCAGACGGATGAGCTCCTCGTGACGACCGTTGCCCAGCATCATCAGGGTGCCCAGATCAATGACGTAGTCCGTCCAGTGGGCGGCGCCCATGGTGGCCGCCCGCCACACGAACCCCGCGAGCTCGTTGAGCGTGCGAGAGTCCACCCCCTGCATGCCCATGACGCTCATGAGCTTGGGGTAGGTGGCGGCCTCGTCACCGGATCTCAGCCAGGCCATCGGTTTCCTCTCGGGTCAGTCAGAGCACCGGCACTCGCCGGTGAAAGGGTTGATCAAGCCGCCACACGAGGGGCAGAACTTGCCCTCGGGCGGATCTTCAGACTTCGCCATGCGTCATCACCTCCCCTCCCGTCAGTCGGGGCAGGAAGTCCGCGAGTGCGGCCCGGATGCGGGTCTGCGTGGGGAAGTAGTCGGCGGGGTAGAACTCGAAAGTGAACTCGCTGCGCCCGGGGGCGCTAGCAGGGTGGTCGGCGGGCAGGATGAAGGGCCCACGGACGTAGCGGTCGTTGTCGTTGGGCAAGAACTTCGCGTCGGCGACCATGCCGTCGAAGAGTGCCTTCACGGTGGGCGTGAAGTTGGCGGCGTCTCCGAGGGTGCCCTGGGGGCGGGCGACCCAGACGATGACGACGGCGCGTTCGAGCTGGCCGCGGCGGCCGCGCCGGTTCCGCACGTTCGTGCCGAACATCTTGCCCCGGCCGCGCAGGTCCTTGGTGATCGCGGCTTTCACCATGCGATGCTGGCGCCCGTTCTCGGACAGAACAGCATCCTGCTCGACGGGGATCATGATCGAGAACGGGTCCATCACTCGTTCGCCTTTCTGCTCTTCACACAGCTGCAGGATTGATGTGAATGCGGGTGCGCACGGCTCAATCGCTGCCCTCGCGCTCTCTGGGCACGTAGCGTTGGACCATGGCTCTCGCAGACTGGGTGGAGATCGGACTGACGATGCTGTCGATGGGCGGCGCGGGGTTCTCCTGGTGGAAGGCGCATAGATCGAACGAAGCAAAGGAGAAGGCAGAGACCGCTCGGGACGAGACGCAGAGGAAGCTCGACGCCGCTGTTCGACAGGCTGCCGCGGCCGAGGCAACGGCTCGCGGCGTTGAGTCCTTGGTCGAGAATCTCACCGCACCGCCGTTGACCGTCGCGTGGCTCGGAAAGTCCCAGTTTGCGGTTCGGAACACCACCCCACGCGAGATGATCGTGACGTCCAGAAGTGTCGACGGCAGTGATGATGCTGTGGTTGGCCTCGAGGTCGGAACTGTGATCCGAGCGCATCAGTCCATTCGGGGATTCGTTGAAGAGACTCTCGCAGATCCCTGGACGGCCGGCCTCGAACTTGGGATTGAGGGACGCGATGCTCCTGTCTACTTGTCGTTCGGAGATCGACCTCTTTGAAGTCATCGCCCAATCGTCGAGCTCACTCATGCAAGTCCTAAGTCGTCGGCTCACGTTCGCTCCTTGGGTTAGATCTGACTCGCGGGTGACGGAGCATCCATCGGCGCTCCGTGAAGCCGTAGACCTGTAGTTGGTGCTGCTCGTAGCAGGCCGGGTGGCGCACGATGCCCGCCCCCACGGGCTCCCCACACTCGGGGCAGGTGCGCGTCGGCGCGTAGGTGGGCATCAGAACGGCGGCTCAGTCGGGACGTCACCGCGCTGGGCCGGGTCCCACGGGTCCTGCGGTTGAGGTGCAGGCGCACCCCGTGCCGGAGCCGGGGCATACCCGCCCTGCCCGAAGCCACCCCCCTGCTGCTGGGGCTGGTTGCGAGTCACCTGGGCGCGCGCCCGCTTCAACGACGGGCCGACCTCGTCCACCTGCAGCTCCACGACCGTGCGCCGCTCGCCCTCGCGCGTCTCGAACGAGCGCTGCGTCAACCTGCCCTGGACGATCACGCGCATGCCCTTGCGCAGGGACTCCGCCACGTTCTCCGCGGCCTCCCGCCACACCGAGCAGCGCATGAACAGGGTGTTGCCGTCCCGCCACTCGTTCGTGTTCCGGTCGAACGTCCGCGGCGTCGAAGCCACCGTGAAGTCCGCGACCGCCGCACCCGAGGGCGTGAACCGCAGCTCCGGGTCCGCCGTCAGGTTCCCGACCAAGGTCAGGATCGTCTCCCCGGCCATCAGTCGCCCACCTCGGTGATCTCATGGCCGCCGACGCGCAAGAGCGAGATGAACGCAGCCGCTTGGCCCCGATACCCCGTGAGCTGGCGCTCGTCCGTCAGGTCGCACCACTGGACCGGCGGCTCGTCCTCGACAGACGCCCAGGCCGCGTTGTAGAGGAGCTCCGCCACGCGTTCGTCGCTGATCTTGCTCATGCTGCGTCTCCATTCGATTCGAGGACCGAGAACAGGTCCGGGGAGTTGACGGCGGCCTCCGTCTCCCTGAGGTAGACGAGGGCATCGCGGTAGTAGTCGGGGTTGAGCTCCACGCCACGGCCACGCCGGCCGGCCTTCATGGCGCGCACCGGGACCGTGCCCAGCCCACCGAAGGGGTCGAACACGAGGTCACCCGGGTTGGAGTAGCGCTCGATGAGGCGATCCACGATGTCGAACTGCAGGGGGCAGACGTGCATCGCCTGGCGGCGCTGGGACTGGGCGGTGTTGAGGGTGAGCATGCGGTTGATGTCGGTCCACACGAACGGCGACCAAGACCCGGGCGCGAGGCTCATGAACGTGGAGGACAGGTCACCGCGGGCGTCGAGGTCCTCCGCGAGTGCCACGTGCCGGCCAGCGTCGTAGACGGTGCGCTCCGACTCCTCGGTGAACATCCGCATGCGATCACTCATCGACACCGAGGCGAGCTCCTCGGCCGTCAGGAGCCGGTTCCCGGAAGATCGCCAGTAGGCGTGGGCGTCGACCTGCCACCGGGCCCGCGTGTACTCATCCTTCGAGTGGGTCACGGGCACGTCCGCGTAGCCGCGGGTGCGGTCCGACTGCGGCTTGTGGAACAAGAGCACGTACTCCGGGCTGCCGACGCCCATCTTCGTCATGTCCTTGCATGCCTCGGTCCAGCCCAAGCGGTAGGTCTGGTTGTTCTCCCGGACCACGTCGGTGACGACCGTGATCATGCCCAGATAGTCGAAGCCGTGGCGCATCGCGTGGAAGGCGGCCTCCATGTGGAACGGGCTCACGGTCGGCAGGCCGGCGCCCGTGACGGCACCGAAGTTGATGCGGTCCTTCACGTGGCAGGCGTAGATCCTGCCCGGGCGCAGGACGCGCAGCAGCTGCGGGGTCAGGTAGTCCATCTGGGCCCAGAAGTGCGAGTTGTCGTCCGTGTGCCCGAAGTCCAGGTAGCTGGGCGTGTACTCGTACTGGTTGGAGAATGGGATGCTCGTGACGATCAGGTCGACGGAGTTCTCGGGCATGTCCCGGGTCTCTTCGACGCAGTCATTGTTCGCGTACTCCCAGCCCTCACCTCGGGTCGCGACCCGCGTGACCTGGGAGGAGCGCACCAGCTGCTCCAGGCCCGTCTCGGAGAGGCCGAAGCGGCGCACGAGGTCCTCCATGCGGGCCTGCAGCTCGTCGTGGCGGGCCCACTTCTCCTTGAGGACCTCCACCACACTCGCTTCGGACTCCGCGTAGATGATGTCGATGACCACGCGCTCGGTCTGCAGGAACCGCTGGATGCGGTGCACCGCCTGGATGAAGTCGTTGAACCGGAAGCCGACGCCGACGAAGATCGCGCGGTGGCAGTGGCGCTGGAAGTTGCACCCGGACCCGGCGATCACCGGCTTCGTGGCGAGGATCCTCGAGCGGCCCTCCGAAAAGTCGATGATGCGCTGCTCGCGCACGTCCAGGTCCTGTGACCCGTAGACCTCCACAGCCTCAGGCAGGGCCGCCTTGATGGCGTGACGCTCGTCCTCCAAGTCGTGCCAGAGGATGAAGTGATCATCCGGGGCGGCCTCCACCAGGTCCCGGGCCATGGCCACGCGCGCCGGAATCGACGTGCGCTTCTCCCGGGCCGCGTCCGCCACACCGATCGCCGCATCCCGGAACAAGTGCGCCTGCCCATCCCGGTCCACCGTGACCTTCGTCTGGTCGACCTCCACCTTGTGCCAGCGCACGTCCAGGTCGGGCAGCTCGTACCCCTCATCGGAGTAGCCGAGGTCCGAGGGACGCAGGAGGAACAGCGCCCAGGAGTGGAGCCACAGCCAGAACTCGGTCTCCTTGTGCGGGTACAGCGTGAGGTTGTTCGCCTTCGTCGAGTCCCGCTTGAAGAACCGGGTCAGCGCCTGCCCCGTGTCCATCACACCGAGGTAGCCGGCGTAGTGGATCAGCTCCTTGTAGCGGTTCGGAGACGGGGTGGCCGTGGCCACGAACCGGTAGGGCACCGCGTCGAACAGGGTCAGGAACGTCTGGTACGTCTTGGACCCGAAGGAGCGGAGGATGCTGGCCTCGTCCAGGCTCACCGCGGTGAACATGGCCGGGTCCAGCTTCCCGTCACGCACCGACTCGTAGTTCGTCAAGTACATGCCCGGCCCGGTGACCTCATCCGAGCGGCGCACGAAGCGGATCTCGATGCCGAGCTTCGCGGCGTCCGCTTTGAACTCTTGGCGCACACCCAACGGGCAGACGATCAGGCCGCGAGCGCCGTCCCCTTCGTGAGCGAGGCAGAGGCGGATGATCTCCAGCTGCTGCATGGACTTGCCGAGGCCGAAGGCCTCGAAGAGGGCGCGCCGGCCGCCCTTGCAGGCCCATCGCACAGCGTCCGCCTGGTGGGGGAACAGGATTGGGTTGATCTGGTCGGGGTGGACGTCGAAGCCGTAGTCGGCGGTGAGGTTGGCCTTGTCGGCCACGAACTCCTCGTAGGTGAGGTCACTCATGGTCGGCCTCCATCGGGGTTGTGACGATGCGGAGGGTGGTGCCGATGGCCACGCCGAGGAGGTAGTCGTCGAGGGCGGGGTTGGTGGAGGTGGCGCCCATGTCTTCGCGGGCGACGTCGACCTCGAGCTTGATCTCGCGGAGGTCGTTGTCGGTCAGGTGGATGGTGCTCATACGGCCCTCCCTGTGGCGAGGTCAAGGACGGGGATGCCGCAACCGCGTGCCCAGAGGACTTCCACGTACGCGCCGCGGGACTTCTCCCATCCGGGGAGGACGCACACGGCGTCCGCCTGGGTGAGGAGCCGGGTGGTGGCGCGCATGTAGTCCTGCCAGACGGCGTCCCCGCCGAGGTCGATGGCTGCCGGGTTGAGCGGCTCATGGCCGAGGCCTTGCAGGACGCCGGCGGCGTCGTGGAATGACGGGCGGTTGTAGTCGGGCAGTCCGGTCATGGGGCCTGCGATGTAGATTTTCATGCGGCCACCTGCTGACCGCGCACTGCGCGCCAGACGTCGGGGAGGGCGTCGTCGAGGACGCAGGTGATCCAGGTGGGCAGATCCCGGATCGCGTGGTCACCGCGCTGAGCCCAGTAGGTGTCGGGCGACGAGTAGAACCCATCGACCCACGTCTCCCAGACCTGCATGACCGCTTCGGCAGAGTCGACAGGCAGCGAGAACAGGGTGAGTGCCCCACTGCGCGGCACCCAGCCGACTGCCGTCACACTCAGCCACGCGCCGAGTGGACCCTGGTCCTCGCCGTAGCTGACGTTGAGACGCTCGGGCACGAACAGCATGCCATCCCTGGCCATGCACGTCTCCCACTCTGCGTCGCTGCGACGGATGGTCGCGGTGAACCCTGAAATGCTCGGTGAGCTCATGCGGCGTCACCGCCGTCGAGGTCCTCGTCGGTAGCGACGATCTCGGGCGCGGGAGCGTCCTCGGGCGCATCGTCGGTGCCGGTGTGGAGGATGTCGCCCACGATGGTGTCGAGGTCCTCAGGGTTGGCGAGGACGTTGCGGGCTTTCGCTCCCTGGGCGGGGCCGACAACACCCCATGCTTCGAGCTCGTCCATGATGCGGCCCGCCTTCGCGAAGCCGACACGCAGTTTCCGCTGGATCATCGACGTCGAGCCCAGCTGGGAGACGATCACCATGCGCGCCGCATCCGCCACGTCCTCTGCTGGGATGGCTGGGTCCGCGACGGGTGCCGGCGCGGCCTCCGCGATGCGGTCGAGGATCGCTTCCTCCGCGGCCTTAACCACGTCGAACGGCTCATCCGGCGCGGCCGCCTGCTCGGTGCCAGGGCCTGGCGTGGCGCCGCCCTCGTCGTCCTCGTCGTCGGAGTACTCATCCCCCGGCACGGTGATGACACCCGTCTCCGTGTCGATCGTCGTGCCAGGCGGGAAGATCGCCGCCATCTCCTTGTCGATGTCGAAGGGCAGCAGGCTGTCGCCGAGGCGCCACTCGATGCCGTGGCTCAGCAGGTACTCCGCGGACCGCAGGTCCCCGGGGGCCACCTCCTCGATGCGGCGGATCCTCACCGTGGCGTCGCGCGCACCGGTGTCGGTATCCACCTCGATCTTCGAGCAGTCGCACACGACGATCGCCATGTGCAGCTTCGTCGGGTCAGCTGCCGCTCGCCGCGCCAGCTCGTAGAGGCCGTTCGTCTCAGTGTTCTTGGGCAGGGTCGCCTTGATCTTGGGCATGGGATGTCACCTCACGTAGTCGGAGAGGGGCCGGTCGAGCCGGTAAGTGATGGTGTGGGACTGCCTGATGTCCCCGTGGGAGGCGGCCGCAACGTCGCCGTCGTTGTGCACCCAGTACCCGATGCACAGGTCCTCGTCGTCTGCGATGAACTCCGTGACGACACTGCCGGCGGGCACCAGCTGGGCGATCACATCGCCCAGGGCCTGGCGCAAGGTCTGCGCCCCGCCCGGGGCAGGCATGGTGGCGGGCGCGGGGTCGAGGTCGCTCACCGGGAGGCCTCCCCGCCGCGGTAGATCAGGTGTGCGTCCTCGCTGATGCGGAGCACCTCGTCCTCCGGGATGCCCGTCGTCTCCGCGACCACCTCCGCTGGGACACCCATCATGGCGAGGATCTCCACCATGCGATGGACCTGCTGGGGTGTGGGGGTCCCGCCCGTGATGTTGAGGACCAGCTGCTTGAGTGCCTGGCCCTCCGCCGTCTGCCCCTCAATCACGAACACGGGGACCTCGGGCACCATCGCCAGGGCCGCAGCACGCACCCGGCGGCGACCATCCAGCACCACCAGCTGGCCCACCCGGTTCTCGAACGCCACCACCGGGGCAAGGACGGAGAGTACCCGCACCGAGTCCACCATCCAGTCCAAGGGCTCGTCGGACTCAGGCCAGATCTTGGCCTCAAGGAACTGGAGATTGTCGGGAGCGACCCACCGGAGCGTGCCGTACCTGGTCATGGGGAAAGCCTTTCGGGGAGAGTGATCGAGGTAGGGGAGGTACCCCCAGGTGGCGGCCGCCAGGCCTACGGCCACGGCTCCGGGCAGGAGACCCACCGAGATGGGCAAGGTCGAGTCCAGGAGGATCCCGGACGCGATCAGGAGGACGAGGCCCGACACGACGATCCACGTCGGCACGGGAATGACACGGGAGCTCATGCCAGGGACCTCCTCACCGAGGCGTCACAGACCCGGGCGGCCTCCACGAGGGCGCCCACCACGCGGTCCAGAGGGCGGGACCCCAGTGGCGTCCACACGCCCTCCTGCGTCGGGTCCTCAACGAACACACGCCGGTGCTCCACGCTCCACCGCATGCGCTTCAACGCCTCCAGGGCGATGTAGGGCAGGCCCTCCTCTAACTCCGTCACCTGGAGGGAGACCTTCACCCACTCCCGGTCGGTCGGATTCGAGATGCGGACCTCGTCCACGTGGATCACGGCCGTGCCCAGGCACGCCGGGTGGCGGACCTCAAGCTCCGGGGTGAATGAGACCGCGTGCTCTGTGTGCCAGACGTTGCGGTTCATCGTTCGGTCCAGGTGTCCGTCGCGACAGTCGCGAGCACGCGCTCCGCGTGCGTCACCGGCACCCCGACGACGTCCAGGCGGCCGGTGTGCAAGCGCAGGGTGATCAGGACCGACGTCAGCCCGTCATCCACCGACAGGATCGGCGCCGAATCGACCTTGCCCGTGACCGCCTGGTCCTCCGTCACCATTGACAAGACGGCACCGCTGCGCACCGAAGTGAGGATCCGCCAGGCGCGCACCCGCCGCGCCAAGCGCTCCACCAGCGGGCCCGGCGTCGCCGCCACCCGCTCCACCAGCGGGCCCGGCGTCGCCGCCACCCGCTCCTCCACCGACACCCACCCAGACGGCTCGCGCCGAGCTACGTGGTACCGGCCCACCTCGTCGGCGGGAACCTCCACCCGGACGGGGGCCGTGCCCGGAGCAGTCATGATGTCGGCCCGCAGGATCATCGAGTCCCGACCCGGCACCAGCCGGGGCGAGGACCACAGGATGCCGCTCGTCGCGCGACGGGGACCTCGGACCTGAATGTGGTCGCCCACGATCGCGGACGACAGCGCCCACCACTGCACGTCGGAGAGGAACTCCGCGTCGTGGTCGACCGCGAGCGCGGTGGGGGGTTTCGGTGTGGGGTGNCCCGCCGGCCGCCCCCCCGCCGCGCCAAGCGCTCCACCAGCGGGCCCGGCGTCGCCGCCACCCGCTCCACCAGCGGGCCCGGCGTCGCCGCCACCCGCTCCTCCACCGACACCCACCCAGACGGCTCGCGCCGAGCTACGTGGTACCGGCCCACCTCGTCGGCGGGAACCTCCACCCGGACGGGGGCCGTGCCCGGAGCAGTCATGATGTCGGCCCGCAGGATCATCGAGTCCCGACCCGGCACCAGCCGGGGCGAGGACCACAGGATGCCGCTCGTCGCGCGACGGGGACCTCGGACCTGAATGTGGTCGCCCACGATCGCGGACGACAGCGCCCACCACTGCACGTCGGAGAGGAACTCCGCGTCGTGGTCGACCGCGAGCGCGGTGGGGGGTTTCGGTGTGGGGTGCATCTTGGTAGCCTTTCTGGTGAATCGACGAGGGTTCTTTGGCCCCCACCGGCGGCAACCGGTGGGGGTGCTTCTCATTTGGTGTCGGTGGTGAGGTTGTCCTGGGCGGCGCCGACGTAGCCGCGCATGAAGGCGAGGAGGCTGTCCTCAGTGGCGTGGTGGTTGGCCAGGGCGTCGGTGGCGGCCTCCAGGAGGTTCGCCATGCCGTCGATGTAGTGCTTCAGGTCGGCGCCGTTCGTGGGCCGGGGGTGCGTGCTCATTGGTGGTCCTTGGTGTTGGGGTCAGCCGGGGTAGCGGGTTTCGCACTCTTCGAGCCATGTGGCGAGGTCGTCCTCGCGGACCTGGAAGCGGGCTCGGGAGGAGGCTCCGACTCGGCTGGCGCGAAGGGGCGGGGGGTACGACTCGGGGTCCGTGGTGTGGATGGCGCGCGTGAGGGTCGCGACGGAGACCCCGGCGAGGGTGGCGGCCTCACGGAGCTGGAGTCGGCGCACGATTGTTGTCGCGGTCATGTCAGGCTGGGACCTTCTCGCACGACCTCTGGAGCGCGGGCGGGGTGAAGTCGGCGGGGGAAACGCCGATCGCTTCGGCGAGGAGGATGAGCTCAGCGAAGGTGAAGTCGGACTTTCCTGCCAGCTTCCGGTTGAGCGTGGAGTACGGGATTCCCGTCTCGTCGGAGATCGACAGCTTCGTGAGACTGGAGCTGTCGATGGCGTCGGTGATGGTCCGGGCGGTCCAGGCGACCGCTTCAGCGGACTCGGAAGTAACTCGATTGCTCATGTGAACAATCTAGGTACCCAGCGGAGCAATGTCAAGCGGTCTTGTTGTCGGTTTGAGCATTGCGATTGTCCATTATGAGCGCTAGACTATCCGCATGGACAAACGAGAGAGAGCAGAGCTCTTCACCCGCTACGTCGGTTTGGAGCTCAAGGGCAAGATCATTTCCCGCGGGTTCAACGCCGCGCAGGTCGCCACTGACAACCACCGGTCGATCGCAGCCTTCAACCGCTGGCTCAACGGCAAGGTCCAGATCCCGCTCGCAGTCCTCTGCGAAGCGTGCGAGACCATCGGTGTTGAGCCTCGCGACATCGTCCAGACCGCATACGACCGCGTGGTTGTGGAGTGCGGCGAGATCACCGGCGAGACCTATGACGACTTGACCAGGGCCGAGTCGGCAGCTCAGAGTGCCGAAGCGGAGATCGTTCCCTTCCCGACCGAGATGCCCACGGCCACGGGTACCGTCTCCGACGAAGAGATCGAGGAAGCGAAGCGGCTGCCCTACGCGGCCCGCGAGCGCACGCCAGGTCCCGACAGTCAGGACGTCGAGTAGCAGCAGAGGTGAGCCGGGGTGCCGTCGATTAAGGATCTGATCGAGCTGGCATCCCGGCTCGATGTGCGCGTGGCGTGGGTCCGGCTCGATGGTGAGGCTGGCCGGTGGGTGCCGGAGCGCTCGATGATCCTTCTCGACTCACGGCTGGTCGCGCGCGAGGAGGTGTGCACGCTGGCACATGAGCTGGGGCATGCGTTTCACCGGCACCCGGCATCGGGGTCGTCGGGCCCGCGGGTGGACGTTGAGGCCAAGGCGGATGAGTATGCGGCGATGTTGCTCATCTCCGAGGATGACTACCGGCGGGCCGAGGTTGAGGTGGGATGCTCACACCCCGGGGCTCTGGCAGCGGCGCTCGACGTGGACGCGCGGATCGTGGAGGCCCGGCAGCGGATCCTCGACGCAAGCTTGCCGATCACAGGCTCCTGATTTGCTCATCAGTGCTCACGGGACGGCAAAGCGCTCTTCCAGATGGTGCATAGGGGGCATGATTGGCACGACCCCAAGAACTCGTGGCCCAGGTTGACCGCGACCGATGGCGATAGGACCCGGCATGGACTTCACTGACGCTCTACAGGCGCTCTCCGAGAAGGTCTCCCAGCAGTGGGAGTCGATCCAGACTGAGGAGGCGACGAAGAATGCGTTCATCATGCCGTTCATCTCGACGGTCCTCGGCTACGACGTCTTCGACCCTCGTGAGGTGATCCCCGAGTTCGTGGCCGACGTCGGTGTCAAGAAGGGCGAGAAGATCGACTACGCGATCGCCCACGACGGCGAGATCCAGATCCTCATCGAGTGCAAGAAGGTCGCTGGCGACCTCACCCTCGAGCACGCCTCCCAGCTATACCGCTACTTCGCCGTCACCTCGACGCGCGTCGCCATCCTCACCAATGGCCGGGTCTACAACTTCTACACGGACCTCGATGCCCCCAACAAGATGGACGCCCGGCCCTTCCTCGTCCTCGACCTGGCGGACATCGATACCACCCTCCTCCCCGAGCTCAAGAAGCTCACGAAGGACACCTTCGACCTCACCTCCATCGTCACCGCGGCCGAAGAGCTCAAGTACGTGGGCGCCATCAAGCGGGAGGTGGCCGCAGAGTTCAAGGAGCCCACCCCGGAGTTCGTGAAGCTCCTGACGCAGCGGGTCTACGACGGACGGTTCACGCAGGCGATCCAGGAGAAGTTCACGGGCCTCGTCGACAAGGCATTGCGCCAGTTCCTCAACGACCGTGTCAACGACCGCCTGAAGACCGCCCTAGGCACCAACGACATCGGTGCCGCACCGATCACATCGAGCATCCCCGACCCTGCTGTGGACGAGCCCGATGCGGACGCCGAGGTCGCCACGGCGGACGATGGCATCGAGACGACTGCCGACGAGCTCTTTGCCTTCCGCATCATCAAGGCGATCGCGTGCGCCGAGCTCGCGCCCGAGCGCATCACCTACCGTGACGCCAAGAGCTACTTCGCGGTCCTCGCCGACGACAACAACCGCAAGCCCATCGCCCGGTGCTACTTCAACGCCAAGTCAACCAAGTGGCTCGGCCTCCTCGACGAGGACAAGAACGTCACCCGGCACGACCTCGACAGCATCGAGGACATCTACAAGTACGCCGACCAGATCCGCGAGACCGCACGCCGCTACGTGTGAACCGTAGGCATGGTGAAGGGTCCCGACGCCGAAGCGTCGGGGCCCGACCCGTCAGATCGTCATCTCTGGCTGAGGAGAGGGACTTCTGTCGAGTAGACATTGACGTCAACACCGTCGGCGCCTCGAACGACGACCGTGTCCAGATCTGTTACCTGTAGGCCTGTGAGTGACAGGATGTTGCGCCCGAGCTCGTGCGCTCGGTCATCCGAGAGGTTCTCCTGGACGTACACCCGGATGGTGCCTGCGCTCACGTCCTCCCACTCGGTGATAGCTGGAGCCGCGACGGTGACGGCCGGGTCTCCCGCCAGTTCACTCAGGTCGTCCACGCCCCACGCATTGAGGTACTCGTCGTGAGTTCTCTGCGCAAGATCTGACGTGATGGAGGTTCCGGACGAGGCGTCTTCGGAATCGTGGTGAACCTTGAGAACAACAGCATCGGCGGGGGAGACCTGCGTCCCCGCTGCGGGGTCTTGAGAGGTCACCGTCCAGTTCGAGGCATCCCAGACACCCTCTTCGCCAGTCTCATCTTCGAGGGTGACTAGGCCCGTGATCCCGGCGGCCGTGAGCACATCCTTCGCGGCATCGCCCTTCATTCCGACCACGTCAGGAATGGTGACTGCGCTAGATTCAGCCGACGTAGTCGGCGATGCAGTGGGAGTGGACTGGGGTCCTGATTGTCCTCGCTCGCTGGCAATGCCCGAGCCAATGACGACAACAAAGAAGAGTACGACGAGAACGATGAACCACCACTGCGTGTAGAACGGCCTCTTCTGGGTGGGTTTGGGCACTTGGTTCGGCTTGGCCGGGAAACGCAT